GGGAAGACCACAATCCCACTCATCCTGGGGCTTGCCCCACTCTCTTTCGAAAGCAGGGCTTACGATCTCGTAGCCCGTTCACCTTGTTTAAGGGTGATACGAGAAAGTCACGCTCAGTTGCGTCTTCAATAGTTATTTATCTTTGTTCTTTCGAACAAAGAAATCAACTAACAGACCGTGCTGAGTCTCCAATCTTTTATCTTCACCAGATTTCTATCTTATGAAGAGTATTAATTGTTTTTGGTAACCAATGTGTGAGAGTGAATTGTTATTACCCAGGGTATTACCCTAGATAACGATGATTTAACTCACTGCACTAATTCCAACTTTAGCTATGAAGGTCGCAGAGTAAACTACTACTGAAGATAAGATAATAGGGTGATTCATCATCACCCATATAACTCTTCCAGTAAAACTTTTCTTGATCATATCAACAACAGTGTACGACTTACAATCATCATTACAATAATGAGGATTGTCAGGAGTAACTGTCTCGTCTGAACTAGAGCTTTCTCCGTCTGCTGGTCTGGTATAGGATCTCCATTCCGCTCTGTTAGAGACTTCCTCTGTTTGCACAGGGGCTGTATCTAAAGGTAAGGTAGAAGATTCTTCGATCCATACTGATTCGTCTTCGTAAATTACGAATTCGGGATCATATGGGTCATATCCGTACAGCATAACAAAGAAATCCTGGTAGACAGAAGATATGAAACCTTGGGCAAGGTGCCAATAGGCATCTATCCAAGGGTTAGAAAATAGTAATTCGGTCAAAGTGTCATGGGATCCTCCCATCACTGCATACCATGGTAGCGTTAAGATATGCCACATTGGATATATTCCATAATAATAGAATATTCCGAATGACTGTCCTATCGCTTCTATTGATATCAATGAAGGGTTGACCGCCATAAACCCTCCAACTACATGTTCCCAGTAATGGGAGATAGTCATCATCACGGTAAATACATAAATTTGTACAGACCAAGATGAGTAACTATTCCCTACAGGGATAGTTGGAGAGAATAAGTTTAAAGACACTTGTTCCCAATTCTGTGTTAAACCTTCAATTAGGGTTAAGTTGGAAAACACCACAAATAGGCCTTTTAAATCACCTCCTGTCCATATATGGGTAATAGTTAACCAAACTATTAATCCAATATAGTACATCGAAAAAGAAAAGACGAAAGCTAAACAGCTCTCAAATAACCACATCCATATCAAAGTTCTTAAACCAAAAACTTTGGATAAGGGTGAGGTTAATTGTCTTAATTTTCCGATTCCGACAGATGATCTATAGGCTTGTATCTGTGCCGCATTTTTACTAACAACAAAAATTCTTTTTATTAAGTTAATAATTAATGGGAAGAAGTTAAAAGAGGACGATTGTGATTCTTTTGGTATTACCACCTTACTCCAGGTGTTCCATGCTTTTTGAATCCTTTGCAAATCTTTTTGCATCGGTGTTCTCAAAGAAGGAGAGCCGCTCAATAACTTGCTGATCTGGTGTCCAAACACTTCTTCATCGATCTTATAGTAAGTAGATATTAAATGCCTTAAGGCATCCATATCTGGCTTAATCATAGGTCTATGAAACATCTGTTGGGACTCAGATATGATCATTTTGATTAAATTCGGAAGATCATACCCCCTGATCCTTACTAGACTACTTACTGCCTCAGAATATTTCTTTCTGTGGGTCAAGAAGTAGATTCTATCTAAGTGATCAGGAAGGATTGATATCCTCTTCGCAGGAAAAAGTGTCCACCAGTCCATTTCCATGAACTGTGAGAACCTTTTAAACGAGAAGGGGTTATCAGGGTATCCAATTCCTTGGATTTCCTCAACCTTTCTTCTTACATCTGAATGTAACTTTTCTGAGATCTTTCTCAAAACAGTTATAATCTTCATGTAAGATTTAATCGCATTAATCACACCTGCCCTACTCTGCCCGGGAACAGTTAACGCCTTAGTTATAAGCGCTAACAATTCTTCAGGAGAAGCAGGAATGTCCCTAATAAGAGTCCATGCCAACCACCTACTTGTATTTGCTGAGGATTTATATCCTAGACCCAACAATGTTTTCATTGTAGAGTCTTTGATATTATATTTCTTAGCAAATGCAGCTAATGATGCAGAATTCTCTAAAGCGGATGAGTATTCCTTTAAGGAGATTGGAGATACGTCTATAGAACCAACTATGGTTCTTTTAGCGAATTCCAATCCTCTTCCGCCTGTAGAGATTATAGATTTTGAGGTATTCACCTCTAATCCTAACCCTGCCATTATCTTCAAGTAAGATTCGGCCACACTCTTATCCCAGATAACTATATCATCACCTAATAGTGCATACCCTTTGTAAGGGAATTTACTATTGGATAATATAGCAGCTGCTTGGACTATCAAATGATGAGTGATAGCTAGCATTGCCCAACTTGACAAGGCTCCCATAGGTTGACCTACTTCATACTTCACTGAAG